CTCTTGTCGTCCAACATATTGTAAGTCTCATACTTTATTGTCAAATTTATGCTTTCGCCAATACTTATAACTGGCATACTCTCCACGTCTATCAAACATTATACGCTCGAATGTACCAACACGCCGCAATGCTTCGTTTGCGTACAGGTCTCCACCGGCTATCTTAGCTTTCAACATCTCAATGTACTCTTCTCGGCTATACTCTTCTCCTGTAAAAACATTAATTTTTTCTTCCGGCATTGAGTGTATCACTTCATCCCGCTCCTTATCGTAAGTGGCAAACCAGCTCATAATGACAGAACCGTCTATTTTGCCATAAAATCCACCGTATGATGAGTTTTCCCTTGCCCGTTTAAAACAAAGGCAAACGTCCTCAATTCTGAAATAATAATACTTGTCAAGGATAGAGTTTACAATGGATGCTACTTGATAGTCATTCATATCCTCGCGGCTACGGCCGTAAAACAACAGAGTGCCTTCTATGAACTTTACAAGAACCGCCTTTATGCAGGTTTCGTTATCTTTCCTCCATTGTGATAATTGTATGGGAGGTGCGTTTATCGCTTGGCTTATGGAAGTTATCTCATTACTGATGTTCTTGCAGATAGCAATCAGCTGCCTGGAAGATAGAACCGCTATTTCCTTGCTTGTTAGTGTGATTTCTGTTCCCATTGTCTTTTAGTGGAAATAACCCTTGGTAATTATTACTCATGCTTTGCTCTATTATTGCAATCATCATCTGCTTGTCACCTCCCGAAAGAGTTAATAGCTTCCGGTAACATGACTCTGCTCCTGTCTGCTTGTATGGCTGCCCCCTCTCTTTTTTGTAGTTGAGCCAGTATATGAATATATCCTTGTATTCTTCCTCTACGAAATAGAGGTCAAGTACCTCTTTCTTCCTTATTGAGTTTCTCCCGTCTATCCATGCTTTCGCTATTTCATTTCGGATTTCGGAAGGATATTTCAACGCATACTCTTCTGATTGCTGCTTTATTGTTTTCATATTAAAAAGTGAAATCCGGTATTTTATCTTCAAAATTATCGCACTCTTCAACCTCATTAGGCATAGGCTTTTGGGATATGCTAAATATCAGCTCTCTTTTCTTTTTACTGAATGTTCTGACTTTTGGATGATACATTACCTTGTTGTCTATATCGCATATAAATCTGCGGCGAGGTCTTACACTTGGAGCGAACTCATCATAATCACATTCATCAGGTTTATCGTTATATTCTATATCCTCTACTGTGAGATGCTTGCATCCTATACAATAAGACCTATTAACGGGGTTTCTCTTACATTTATCCTCATGTAACGTCATAGCTCCTTTATTGAGTGATATTTTATTGCAGTGTTCGCAATGGTACACTGTTCTTACGTCTGTTTTCATTTTTAGTATAATTGATTAATGTTAGCATGATATATTAGCCTCACGAACTAAGTTTGACGCAATATTGAATACTTTGTCAAGGAAATGGTTTCTTTCTGCAATTTCAAGCTTTGATTCGTCACGCCTTACTTTCTTATAGTTGTTTATTGATATGTGATATAGGTAATACAATTGGTTATATATCTTGTGATACACATCCCGAGTAGAAGTATTTGTCGCCTCTGCGTATATATTTACCAATTGTCGGATATTGTCTCGTATCGACAATTGAGGTATTACTTCCGGTGATAACGATAAAGATAAAAGCAGCTTCCCATTTTCTTCCCGCTCTTTCTTCATTGCCGCAATTTCATTCTCTACATTTGAAAGTCTGCGTTCTTGCTCAACCATTAACTTTGCTTGCTCAAGAAGAAATTCTGCACCAGAAAGTTTTTTGTTTTGTTGTTCTTTCAATGCTTTCTCCATTGCGTTGAAAGCCGCGATATATTCTAATTTGAATTTAAGAGCCTTCTTGCCATTAAAACCCATTGTCAAAAGGGTAAACCCATCCCGATTCATTATAAATATCGGATATTCTTGCTTGTTTTGCTCATTAATATAAGTGCTCTCTACAAACATGGGGGTATCACCAATTTCGGACATACCCTCTATAAGAGTTCTTATATCACGCAAAACATGTTGATGTTCTTTCCCAAACTTTTCAGCTATCAATAAGCTGTTGGTTAATACTTGGTCGTTCTGGCCTTTAAAAACTAATTCATTCATAAATATTATTGTTTATTTTTAGATTTTGCTCAATAGAAAAGTTTCTCTCCCTTTTTTCGGAAAGTGAGGTAGCCCGATAAAAGACTACCAAACACGATAAGTATTTCAATCATGGTTGTTACTTCTTGACTATCCCCGTTCTTCTGTATTCCGCCCACTTATCGTACTGCTTCGTCTTTACGAGGAAAGAGAAGCACGAGCATTTTAATTCAATCTCCCTGCGTTCGCTCCATCTTGTCCATTCGAGAAGTTTTTTCGTAAACTCCAGTTCCTTTTCGAGCTTTGCGATTTTCCGCTTGTCGGCTGCGCTTGATTTTACAACCTTTGGCGCAATCTCGTTCACCTTGTGAAAGACTTCACGGTACACGTCAAATACGGGGCGAACTTTGCGGGCAATGAAGTATTCTAAGCAGGAGACGGAGAGGTGGTATTCTATTGTTGGTCTGCCGCCTTTTGGGTTTTCCGCTTTTTGGCGCAAAACTTGATAATCAACGTCTTGGATGAAGTTTTTAGTTAATTCTTTAGTCGCATTATCTTTTCTTGAATAGGCAAGCATCCAGCAACTATCAAGGTTAACAGGGTAGGGAACATTCAGTTTTGAAAGTTCTAAAATAGCTTTGAAATAGCGTTTGATTTCTTCGGTTGAAGAAGATGATGAAAGGGTGCACGTGTCGTGTGCAGACGTGAGTCCACAATTTACTATACTTCGATTGCTGCTCAATTTCATTGGACTTGGCATGTTATGAAATTTGAGTTATTAAAATAAGAAAGGCTATCGCCTCACGAACCGCCAAGTCCAAGTTATTACATAATCGTAGTAACCCATGTGAGTGATAGCCTCTATATCTTTGCAATATAAACGCAATGCGCAGCCACAAAAAAAATAGCTACTACAAATTATGTCTAATACATGAACTTGGCGTGTTCGCCGCAAAGATACACACTCAAATCAAAATGCCAAAGGAAAACTATATTTTTTTAATCCAAAGTCTTGATAGTAATCTCAACACGAGGATTGTCCTTATCAACGAATTTGCGTGCATGGATAAGGCAGCAGTTGTTATCGTTCTTGATACACTTTACAATTCAACTTCTTCAATTACAAATTCAACTCTTGGGTTTATTTTGTCTATCAACTTCCGTGCATGAATTTCTACGCATTGCCTATCATTTATAATAGCCTTGCATGATTGCAAACAGTCAAGCAATATTTTAAAACTCCCATCAAGGTCTTTTCGGTTATTTCCAAAATAGACATCAACATCTATTTTGAAAAAGCCGCCTATTTTCTTATCCCGAAGCGAGCATTGCTTGTAAAAGTTCTGTTCGTACTCTTTCAATACTTTTTGTTTTGCAAGTGTACCATGACCGCATAAAGAAACGATTTTGTATGAATTAGATTTGCTTGGTATAGAGCCGTAAATAATTTGTTTTTGATATAACATTTTTATATTCAGTTTCGTCTATTAGATATAATTTTATATTTGGATAGCGTTCCTTAAACATAGATAACCGCTTCATTCCTATTTCTGATTTCCATCCTTTTACTTCAATATAAAACACGCAATTAGGTGTTGTAACTTTGAAATCTGGGCAATAACTCCTAATTCCTTTCTTTATATCATTGAAAATAAACCTATCAGGCTCATATTCCCATGATATAATATCCCCATTTGTTTTCAATTTTTGAAGTCTAATAGCAACCTCATATTCCCAACTTGACTTAAAAACATATTTAGTCCAATCAATAACCGTAGAAACCTCTTTGCGATTAGACTTGCTCTTAATCACTCCATTTGTTCTATACTTAAACATCCTGTCAGAAACATTTTGTCTGAATGATTCTGAATTAAACTTGCTATTAGGGTCGAGCCATGTTCTTTTAGATGATTCTGATATTTTATTTCTTGCATTCTTGTCGTGTTTATGGCCCAAATAACCTCTCGGATGTTCATGTGATAAATAATAAGTTTTGCGCATTTTAGATATTCTTTCCCTTTCTTCTTTACTCAACTTAGGAATATTTTCCCTGTCTGTTAATCCCAAATATTTTGCTTGCCTGCAAATAAACTGTTTTGTTCTTCCCATAATTGAGGCTAATTCGTCAAGTTTTCTTTCTTGACGATATTTAGGGTATAATTCACAAAGGATTAGCCTATCATTGTCTGTAAAATAGTTCATTTTATGTACTACACCCAACTTCGTTAAAATCTTGTGAACATATTGACCTCGAATTCCTAATTCTTCTCCAACTTTCCAAACATTTGATAGTCGTTTATAAGATTCAACTATTTTCATTTGTAGTTCTGAACTTATTTTGGGGTTATCATATATAATAGTATCGTTCCCTTTTATAGTAGCTTTATATTCCATATTAGATATATCTAACTTTAAGTTCCACATCCACCGGTTTATCTTTCATCATGGAGAAAGCATCAAGTATCCTCTCCTTAGTCAATTGGATAGGTCGGGTCATTATTTCACTCTCTATGTTTTCCAACGGTATCTTCTTTCCGTCATAAGTAATAAGAACCGCAGAAGTTATTACGTAAGGACTCATGTCTTGTATTGTTTCTTTATCTGCCTTGCAATCTTCTTGTTCAGCTTACTTAGACGCTCTGCCTGCTTGCTGTCACCTCCAAAATTATGAATGTCTGACTTTCGGTCTGCGATAAGCTTCTGAATGATTGCACCTTCGGATTTGGTTATTGTAAGTTTCATAATGGATTGTATTAGTGGGGAAGTTCCGAATCGAACAGAACACGTTATTTTGCTGGATGGTAAAGGATAATAAACTAATGAATAACTAATACTAATTTTAAAACAAAATAATTGGCAATCAAAAAGAATAACCGCCCAATACGTTCAACGCTACCATATTCCCCATTTTCTTGTCAGTCCCCGTATACAGTGCCATTGGCGTAATCCTGGTTGGGCTTGGCGAGATTGTATGGATAAAATTATTTTCCAAAAACACCTTCACAGGCTATCGCTCCCGGATAGGCAGTCAAGCCACACCGGGATAGTTAACTGTTAGCTGAAATTAAATCACTTAACCCGAACCTTTCACGGGACTTCTGCGTGAGCAGAGGGCTTTCGGTTAATTATATCAAGTCTAAAATCTTTGTCTTTGCAATAGCGTCCAGCTTCATGTCTTGAAGCCCCTGTTTCATGTATTCCGCCGCCTTTCTGTTGGCATCGTCCATGTCTTTTGCGGCTATTAGAACATAATACTTGTTCTCTTTTTCTTTCCCGTTTTCGTCTACGAAAATCTCAACAAGAGTAACCTTATAAAAGAACTCATCTTCCTGCTTCTCATTGACAATCTCACGTATCTTACTTCGGCTGATTGCGAAAACATCACACTCACCGTTGTATAGCTCATTGCCTTTCAATTCCACATGACCGAAAAGCTCATCATCGGTTATGTAATGTTCGGTGACTTCCTTTTCATCGCCTTTCTCGTTAACCTTGTTTACTTTTAGCTTAAATTCGTACAGCATGATATTATATGTTTATAGGTTACACATCAGAACGGGAGGTCGTCTTCCCCGTCGGTCTGTAAGGTTGGCGCTTCCACCGTAGCCGCAGCATTCCCGGAACCCTCAAACTCATAAGGCTTGAAGTCTCCCAGGTAAACCTTTGACTTGGCTTCTGCTTCTGTCTTGTTCGCATCCTTATACTGCTTTGATAAGTATTGTTTGCAGTAATGGGTATTGCCGTATTGGCTCGGCTCTCTACGCTCATTAATATTAACGTTAAGATAGACGGCTTTTGCTTTCAGGTTCTCGTCCATACTTACATAAAGGTCGTTTTCTTCTATCGGAATGACAACGCATTTCTTATTCTTGATTGTTGCTATGCCTGCTTTTTCGAGCTTTAGCAAATTTACGCTTCCGGTTAAATTCATTTTTTATTCAGTATTTGATTAATGATTTTGTTTGCTTCGGTTATCCGTCTCTCAAATTCAGCGATTACGGCATCGTCCCTTGTTATCTCTACAATGTGAATGTTATGTTTCAGGAAAGGGCAGAAAACGACAAAATCAGCTTTGCTCAATCCTGTACAGGACATCTCCGCTTGTACTTGGTAGAAGTATAGAGGATTTACTGATTTAAGCGTATCGTTATCCTTAACCTCATTCATATACTCCATGAACTTTTTAGGAGTTGGGCATTTTATTTCCACCACCTTTCTTAAGCTGTCTTTAATCGCTATGCGGTCGGGAGAAGCGGAGAAGTAAGGTATTGTAGGGTGCTGTATACTTTCGCACTCTTCAAGTTCGCATCTTGTGACAAGCTGGTAACGTTCGGCGGCAAAATCTTCATTTTCGTGTCCGAACTCTATAAACTTGTTGTTGATGCTTACCTGGTTTTGGTATATCTCAAACAGATAATCATCTTCAATATACTTAGGGAGTAGGTTTCTTTCTGCTGCGACTTCATACATGTATGAAAGGGCTGTCTTCCCAAACAGCTCCCCTTTCTTTCCGCTTGTCATTAAGTCCCCGATGCGACTTCCCGTAAAGTTCCCCAGGCGTTGGCGAAGCCATCCAAAACTACCCTGTTCAATCATTTTGTCTCAGTATTAAATAATTCGCCTGTATTTTCATCGACAACTTCCGCTTCCTGCAAAGCCTCTTTCATTGCATTGCGTCTGGCTTCCTCATTGTCGGGATTGTCATTGTACGACACTTCGGCTTCGTCTATGTCGGTTTCTGCCAGGTTATCCTTTATAATAGCCTGGTCGAATGTTTGGGCACGTTGCATTTCAATACTTAAGATACCAAACTTAGAAAGTAGCATTTTTAAAACTGTCTTCTTTGCCATAGAGTCAAAGTCGGTAGACCATATGCCTGTGCCGCGTTTATACGTTTGTGAAAACTTCCTTCCGTGTTTTTCGCAATCTTCCTTGCTCATATAGAGAAACTTCTCAAAACCGTTGATGAGACTGAAATAAGCCATATAGCCTACTATCTTATCAGAAGCGCGTTCTCCAAATTCATATTCTCCGGTAAATCGGTTCGACTTCTTTATCTCCCCCTCATATATTTCATTTACGTTTATTGTCTTATATTGACCGCTACGCATAGCAAGTTGAACAAAACCTCTCCAGCCCATTTGAAATTGCGCTTGATTGCCGTAAGGAACAACGTAAGCAAATCCAAGATTGGGATTGATAGGTAAATCTAAAGTAGCTGCTACCACAGCGGCATTCATGATAGACTGTGGTTCTGCCTTTTGAAGCAATGTATTGCTATTGGCAACCGCTACTATCGAACTGATAAATCCCGGCGCTTTCTTTCCGAGAATTTCTTTGAAACGTGCTTTCACATTGTCATTCGCAAGCATTGATTTAAGCTGCGGGATTGTCGTTATTGTACTCATTATAAATGTTTTTTTAGTTTAACAATATCTTGGTAGCCCTTGACTAACGCAAAGAAACATCCTTTCGTCTTCGAATTCGTCAGGTGTATAATCATATTGATTACATTCGAGTTCTGCGCGCAACTCCTCAATGTCTTCCTCTATAAGCTGAATGATTTCTTCTTTTGAAGAATAGCCGTATTTGGGAAGATATTCCAAATCACAAGCTTTGACTTCGTTCAGCTCCTTGTACAGTTCTTCAAGTTCATTTTCCATTGTATTGTGTTTTTAAACCGCCCGTACAAGGTTAAAGGGAAGCGGTGCGCACTTCGCTTCTCTCACGGCTTTTAGTACGGTAATAGCACTACCTTTGATGCGGCATAGGTCAAACCTCTATAATCTTAAATTTCCCTTTTTTGATATATATCTTATGGCTGTAGTAATCTTTGACTATTGCGTAATCAGATTCCGGTCTTATATTACCTGTACAATCTTCTACATAGGAGTTTTCATAGGCTTCCACCGTTGCACTGTCGTAGGCTTCCACCGTTGCACTGCCGTAGGCTTTCACCGTTGCACTGTCGTAGGCTTCCACCGTTGCACTGCCGTAGGCTTCCACCGTTGCACTGTCGTAGGCTTCCACCGTTGCACTGCCGCAGGCATTCACCGTTGCACTGCCGTAGGCTTTCACCGTTGCACCGTCGTAGGCTTTCACCGTTGCACTGCCGTAGGCTTTCACCGTTGCACTGCCGCAGGCTTTCACCGTTGCACCGTCGTAGGCTTCCACCGTTGCACTGCCGCAGGCAAATGAGGCTGTTCTAACCTTATGGGTATTCTTGGTATAAATACCGGCTTGCGATAATTCTTCTTCTGTGAAGTTATCTTCCAAATATTCAGCATCGATAATTTTTGCATCCCTCAAAACCCAAAACCAATTTTCAGTAATGGCTTTTAGCAGGTCGGCTTTCGTATTGCTTCTTAGACCCATTGCGTAGCCGGATTGGCATGCGCCAGCATTTTTGGCGCGGATCAAGAGTTCTTCTTTTAATTTTTCAAATGTTTTCATATGATTGTTATTAATTGGTTTCAATAAAAAAACCGGACTATCTTCACAGACCGCCCGGCTACGACTAAACAAATACTTCATCTGTAGTGAAGATGTTGCGACACCCGGACTCGAACCGGGACGAGTTGTCAAGCTCCGCACATCTAAGGTTTGACATTCCTATCATAGAGTGCTACGTCTACCATTCCGCCATGTCGCAGTGTTTCCCGACCAGCACGTGGACGGGACTGTTTATATTAAACATATATCATGAATTATTCACCCTCACAGGCTTATTGAGTAATTTTTAAGAAATCAGGAGAAATCCCATATAAGGGCGTTTTGCCATCCCATTTATCAATAAATTGTTTGTATAAGATTTCTTTCGTCAATCCTCTTGACGTAATTAGAGCCTGTTCTGTCTTTAACTGTTCAAGCTCATTTCGTTTTCTCTGTTCTGCTATTTGCTGGTCTAACACTGAGATATTGGTATTAACCTCATTACGGCTATCAATCTTTTCACGTACTGCTCTTGAAAATTCAAGCTGCGCGGAAAAAGTCAACAATTGAAGCCCTCTTTTCTCAAATTCTTTATCTACTATCTGTTCCAGCCGTTTTTCAAAAAGAAGAGAACCGCCATCAGCCATCAAGCTGTCTGTCTTATGTTTTCGGCTTTCTTCTTTTATCAAGTCATAAATACGCGGTTCAAGTATATTGTCTTCAAGGCTTTGCATAAAACCATCTTTCCCGGATTCCGTATCGGCTTTATCTATATGTTTATTATCGAATACAACATCAACAGCCCTATTTTTTATAACTTTATATGAATAGGTGGGACGTGCATTAAATTCTGTGTTATCGGCAGCTTTCAAAGTGACAGGTTTGGCAAATTCACCTCTTTGGTCAAATAATGGGACTTGAAACAACTCTGTACCCCATTCCCAAGTGGAAACTCTACCCGATACCACCTTGAAATCCTCTTTCCCTTGCTTACCGTAGTTCTCCATCAGAACCCCAGC